GGACATCCCCGAGGGTAAGGAGCAGGCCCAGCAGAACGATCGGCTGCAAGAGGGGTACGTTTACCGCCCAGATCAGCGACCCACGGGGCGGTTCGATATCGGCTTCGTCCGCGCCGACGCCCGTGTCGACCTCAATGCTCAACAGTCCAATCTTGAATCCATTATCGACGCCGCCCAAAACCGGGTCGAGGGTGCGGTGTTTTTCGAGCGTGACATCACGGGGCGTGGTCTGGGCAGGTTCTGCCCCGGCATCGACTTCACCACCGCCAGCCTCGTCGACGTGCTGATCTGGGGCAAAACCCTCACCCTGCCGGTAACCGCTATAGACATGACAAGCGGTGACGCTGCCGCGGTGGGCTGGCGGGTGCACGTCGGCGGCCAAATGATCGCTGATGCTGATAGCCTCCGATCCCACAACGACGCCATCCTCGGCCAAATAGAACAGGAACGCCGACGGCGCTTGGCCACAACCAAAACCGCCGAAACCGCGGCAACCACCGCCAGCACCGCCACCACGGCGGCTGCTGCTGCAAACACTAAAGCGACCTCAGCAGCTGCCGCAGCTGACGACGCTGGCAATAAAGCGAAGGAAGCCGATGCTGCCGCACGCATCGCCGACGAAAAAGCCAAAGAAGCGGACCAAGCCGCCCGCGCTGCCGACAGGAAAGCAATCGAAGCACTACAAACCACAGTGCAGGGCATGCCCCGCATCCTGCATATCGACACCGGTGGCGCCAATATTTTCACCGGCTCATCCGGCAGGATCAACAACGGCGAAGCATGGGGCACCCTCAAATGGTTCAGCGCTGGGCTGCAGGTTCGATCTGGCGCCAGATTCGAGGCCAAGGGTGACTGGACTGGCTCGATCCTCATGATTGCGGTTTCCACCCAGGGTGCCACAGACGTCTCCTGCGCCGATATCACCACGAGCAGCCGCTACCACGAGTCCGCTACTGGCGGAATTTTCCAAACCTATAAGTCCGCGACGGTTATCATCCTGCCCAGCACCTAACCACCGCCACTGCCCTTAGGAGGCCCCACCATGCCCACCATCACCGGTGACCTGCGGCTAATAACTAACCAGCCTGCTACCGTCACTGCCCTGCAAATCCATGCCCCCGAAGCCCGCACCAGCGCCGGTACGGTTATTCTCCCCGCTCCCACTATTGTTCCCGTCACCGGCGGTAAATTCACCGCCGATATCGAGCTTGGCGCTGCCGTGTGTATCCCTGATTACAGCGGCACTTTGGGCGAGCCCATTCACATCGCTATCCGCCCCGGCACCGCGACGTTTGCCGAGGCGCTGGACAATGGCCGCGACCTTACCCCAGACGAGCGTGACCGGGTTGTCGAGCTGTACCAGAAGATGATTGCTGCCGGGGACGCCGCGAAAGCCGCCGTAGCGAAAGCCGAGCAATCAGCCACCCAAGCAGCGCAGGCAGCCGCGGCAGCTAAAGAATCCGCAGGCCACGCCGCCAGTGGCGTGCCCCCCGCTACCGCCACGGTGCAAGGAAAAATCCAACTGGCAGGCGACCTCACCGGCACCGCCGACAGCCCACGCATCGTCACAGCCGGCGTCAACGGGTACAGCGTAGCTGCCCAAACCCAGGGGTTCGTCAAAACCCAATCGAACGGAGTGCTGACCATAGCTGACGACGCTATCCGCAACGACGCCGCTGCAGTGCATAAAGGATACGTGGATGCAAGAATCAGCCGGCACAGCCACACTACTGGTCAAGTCCAAGGACTAGATACAGCGCTGGCAGGCAAAGCACCAGCGTCACACACCCACACAACCAGCCAAATCACCGGCCTGGACACAGCGCTAGCCGGCAAAGCGGCAGCCAGACACACGCACACAAAGGCCGATATCACTGATCTGCCGGAAATCACAGATACTACGGGGGGTAATACCCTCGTTGTCCGCGACCCCTGGGGTCATGTCACAGTAGCAGACCCGAGCTATAGGGACCAGGCTGCTACCAAGGGCTATGTGGACACTGAGCTGGAGAAACTGGGCCGAATAGAAAACGAAAGCGTATTACGAAATAACTCGACTGCCAAAAAAATCGGCAGGATCGTATTCCTATATGTGAATATAAATTCTTCGGGCTCCCAGGGCACGCTCCCTTATGCTTTCCGCCCATCAAATGCCTGCTATATCGCGGTGTATACCCCCACGAAGCTTGCATATCCAGGCTGGATGTCGATTTCTCCTAACGGTGACGTTTATGTGCAGTTTTCCCAATCAGATTCCACAGTGGGGTATGCGACAGCGGTTTACAATTCAGCTAGCTGATCCCACTATTTAAAATCTTCAACCCCAGCAACCCATCGCGGTGTTGGGGTTTCTTCATGGAAGGAGGGAACTATGGTCACTACCGCCCAGCTTGCCGCGATCATGGGTGGCGATATCGACTACAGCCAACACGTGGCGGCGGCAAATGAGGCTATGCAACGCGCCCAGTGCACAACTGCGTTGCGCCAGGCAATGTTTCTGGCTCAGGTAGGTCATGAATCCGCAGGCCTACGCTATTTCCGGGAAATAGACCCGGGTTATTATTTGCGGGGTCGTACTGATCTGGGGCATGGGCCGGGGGAGGGAGAGCAGTGGCGTGGCGCGGGCCCCATCCAGCTGACAGGCAAAAACAATTTCCGCGCTTTTGGCGACTGGTGTCACGCCCAGGGGCTGGTGGGGGACCCGGAGGTGTTTGTACGCCAGCCGGAGCTGGTGGCCACGCCCCGCTGGGGATGGCTGTCCGCATCCTACTACTGGACAGTCGCCCGCCCTGACATCAACCAACTAGCCGACGCCGGCGACATTGTTGGCGTGACTCGCCGCATCAACGGCGGCGCCAACGGGCTTGACACCCGTGAGCGCCGCTACCGGCTAGCCTTACGCATCCTCAGGAAGGAGACCTCTATGGCAGAGAAAATACTGCCGTATTCACGCGACCAGGTGACCCAAGACACCGGATATTTCTGTGGGCCGGCATCATGTCAAACCGTGATCCGGGCGGCAACCGGCAAACTCATCGACGAATTCGCGCTCGCTGTTGAGCTGGGAACAACCGACGAGGGCACTAGCAGCATCGACCACATGCCCCCGGTGCTCAACCGGTATATCCCCGGTGCCCTGTACGAGTATCGGGTGATGCCGAACGACCCGCCAACCCCAACCCAGACTGAACTGCTATGGGACGATATCACGGCCAGTATTGCCGCGGGGCACGGCGTTATCGCTAACATCGTCGCCCCGCCAGACAACTACCCGCGTGGGGTGAACGGGTCGATCTCCCCCGCATACTCCGGCGGCACCGTATTCCATTACATCGCCATCATGGGCACCGGGGAAGACGAAAATGGCGACCCCTGCGTGTGGGTTGCCGACTCCGGTTTCTGGCCATACGGCTACTGGCTCGGCCTCGACCAGCTAGCAACACTCATCCCGCCCAAGGGCTACGCCTACTCAACCGCCGCCCCACAACAGGAAGGAATTTTTATGGGACTCCCCCAAGACCGCCAAGAGGATCTGGCGCGCAAAATCGACGACATTCACACCATTCTTACCCGCCGCCTGCCCAGCCGCAGCGGCTACCGTACCACTGACGAACCCATCGACACCCTGACCGGTTTTGTGCTCAACGCCGACGCTCGCCTGCATGAGCAGGCGGTGCTGGAAACCGCCCAGGCCACCGGCCTCACCCCCGGTGATGTCCACCAGCGCCTGGCCAGCGGCCAGTCGTTTGTCGAAATCCTAGAAGGAGAAAAGTAATGACCACCACTATCAACCCCACCCTCGATGCCGTCCAAGCCGCTATCGCAACTGCCATTGAGAAGCAGCCCTGGTATCGGCGATTCGCTAACACGGTCAACGCCAGCCTTGGCGGTGTGGCAGGCGCCCTAGCAACCCTGGCCGCAGCCTACGCCGCTACCGGCCGCACCGACTCCACCGCCATCCTCGTTGGTGCCGCAGCCACTATCGCCGCAGGCATCGCCGCCCGTCTCACGAAAAACGGCGTTACCCCCTCCACTGGCGCCGCAATCAGCGCCGTGGTTGCCGCCCAAACCACCCCCGTAGACGTCACCGTCGCAGTGCGCGACGCCGTCCGCGCCGAGCTAGACGCCCGCGGCACTGCGCCGGGTGGTGAGCACGCCGAATGATAGGTATGGCGCCGGCGGTGATGCTGGTGCTGGATGCCCCGCCTGCTCACAGTGCTGCATGGGGCAACATCTGGGAGCGCATCAGTGCCTCAGAAGCCATCATGCTGGCGCTCGTGACAGCTATCGGTGGCGCCTACAAAATCAGGGCTGACCGGCGCGCCGAACGGGAAGCCGACAAAGCTGCCGTCTTGGAGCGCAAAGCGGCGGCGGTAGATAAAGCCGCCCAGGACCTCAGGGAGTGGCTGACCACCCGCGTCGCCATCCTCGAAGCCAAAGTGGAAGAAATGCAACGAGAACGCGAGCTACACGCACGTGTCGCCTCGACTTTTTTCGACGTCATGGCCGATTACCCAGATCCTCCGGGCGCGCCGCCGATCCCCGCTACGGTTGCCTCCGTTATCGGTTGGCCACCACAGTGCGCTCAGCCGGCACCAGCCCCATCACCCGAACAAACATAAAATTCCCCCTACCTGACGTTAAGCATCAGGTAGGGGGAATTTTTCGCGTTATCGGGGGGTTGAGCGCGGCGACTGGCGTGGGCGCCGCTCATGCCACTGTTGCACTTCACGGGCGCTCCACACCCGGAGATTATGCCACCGGGTGGCAGCAGCCGGGGCCAAGCGCCGGCTGACATATGCTGTCCAGGTGTCGGGCGCGATACCTAGATAGGCGGCGCACTCTCCAGCCGTCCAGTACTCGACGCCGGTCTCGTCAACGAGTTTTAGCCGCATCATTTCTCCTTTAACAGTGTGTCGACAATAACATTGAGCGCTACTACTACAAGCAGCATGGCGCTCACCCAGAGCCGGCCCCCTACGAGGGGGAGCAATACTGCCGCGATGGGCAGCACGATGTAGCAAAACACGATATGGCGCTTGGGCATAATGGCCTCCTTTCTTCTGATCCGTGCGGTAGAGTGGTGGGGGTGACCCCCGGTTCAGGATGGTTCGCGCTTCCTGAACCGAGAGGGTCACTTGCGGTGGCGACCTCGGTAGCGCCAGGGCTTAGACTTTCTCACGAGCCATTGAGCGATGCGCTCTAGCATGCTGTATGCCCCGAGAAACCCCAGTACCAGACCGAGAACGGTGTGCCATTCCATGGGTCTCACCTCCCTTCCACTATTGAATTTTCAACGTGAGCGTTTCCTGCTCACAAGAACTATTATACACGGCTAGCCGTGTATAATCAAGATGGGGGTACATAGGATGGGGAATCGGCGTTCGAAATAAAAGGCCATTGGCCTGGGGTTTCCAAATGGAAATAATCTCGCAAAAAGCTGTCACCGAACACACACCGAACACGGGCCATAAACATACAGGTCAGAGCTAATTGCATCTTGCCTCGTAATGAAAAGGTCGTGGGTTCGATTCCCACAGGCGGCTCCACCAAAACCCCAGCTCAAAATATGTGTGAGCTGGGGTTCTTTGCGTGCTTTACGACGCCGGGGCGGGGGGCAGATTCGTGCAGGCCATCGTATTCTTTGCACCTATGGGACAGGCCGATCGGCTGGGAGACGTTGGCCTGGGCCGCTAGCGTTCTCCATGCATGCGGAGGTAAGCCCATGGCTAATGTACTGGTTATTGAAACTTATTCAGTTGCCGGAGAATGTGGCTCAGCTTTCTTTAGGCATTAACATGCATGATTACTTTTTGGAAGTAAGAAAGACAGGCTAGATGATGTGTTCTTTCTGATTTTCCACCTGT